GGAAGGTGTTACACTTAAGGTTGTACACGACCAGAACTATCGGATTATGTCGGACGTATGGGGTTCGGCCGACTGGGCAATCGTTTGGGATGAGGCTACCAGCTCTCCTAAGCATGTCCTTGTCAATGTATACGATATGAACGGCCCCGACTGGAAGCCCGTCCAGATCACGGTGGACGCGACCGACGAAATCCGCGAGAAATACAAGCAATGGAAGATCAACCTGGAGTTTAAGGATCTGCTGGAAAAGGCTGAAACAGCCGCCCAGCAAATTGAGAAGGGTTGTATCGCGGAAGTTGTGCGCGGCAAAAGCGGCAAAGGCACTGTCGGGCCGGTTGTAGTTAAGATGATTGCAACTTACGGTATGGGATATCGCTCTTCCAGCGAATATAAGCTGGCCATCGCCACCTCTGACGTTAAGGTAAAGAAGGCCTTACGTAATGGTAAGGTTGCTGAGGTCTACCAGGACGTGGTCTGGGTTTGGGCTCGTAACTGCCAGCGGGTTGATGTCCCGCAGATTGACAGGCAAGCTCTCCTCCAGGCGGCTCAGGAGCGGGCGGTACGATCCATCGCGGCCTGAGCCAGCCGCTCCAGCCGCTTCCTACCGCGGCTGGATTCAACCCAATGAAATCAATGACTTAGCCGAAAACCCCATCCCAATGAAATCAATGACTTAGCCATGCGGTGGATGCATACCTACCATGCAAAAAAACATGAATTCCGCTCTTGAAAATCCAACTTGCCATCCCCATCTATAGTATATGACAGTGAGAGAGAAATCCATGAAGACCTACCGCCCGATCAAGACTGCCCGCGAAAAAGCAAAGTTTCACGCTACGGTTGTAAATCATCCGAACGCCAATATTCGATTGGCTGCCAACTATATCGCCGAAGCTTTTCAAGCGGCTCGCAAGGGAGATGTTTCCGATTTCATGACTTTCATTTCCCTCGCACAAAAGTTTGCTGAGGATGTCGATTTCTGCAACCCCGAAAGGAACCTTCGCTAATGCCCAAGTATCGCAAGACCATTCCCGTTGACGCTTTGCTTGATTATGCCAACGGTTATCTCGCGGCCGATTATCAGGGCGGCGATGATCCGGCTTCGGTCGCTCGGCGCACAGGTATGATTGATCTGCTCGAAGCGGCTCTGTTCTCGGCTGGCCGATATTGCGGATACTCTTATCTTGATGATAAGGTGATCACCAAGTCCAAGCCCGGTATTCGCTGGGTTGAGGGTCAGGCACCGAAACACACATTCCATGAAACTGATCCCACTCGACGGAGATATGCATAATGGCTGACAAAGTACGGGTATTCGACTATCTAAACGCCCTGCGTGATTCCGGGATCACCAACATGTTTGGTGCTGTTCCGTATGTTCGTCGGGTGTTCGGTGTATCTCAGGCCGAGGGTGTCAATCTCTTGGTCGAATGGATGGAATCTTACAAGGAGAAGAGATAATGGCACGAATGAAGGACTTCATTATGGATATCCAAGAACTGGTCTGGACGGCTGTTGAACGTGGAATGCGCGACGAGGCCACCATCTATGCCTATGTCTACATGTACGAACCCCGCGCTATTCGTTCCGATGTTCGTGCTGTTCTGGAAGAAATCCACCGCGAAACGCCTGAAGACTTCATTTGGGCTTGACAGGTCTGGATATACCTGCTATTATATCCAAGTTAACTCAATAAACACAGGAAAACACACACATGACTAAGATTGCTGCCCATGATCGCGCCCTCGCTTTTCTTAAAGAGAAGGGTTCGGCTACTCCCGCCCAGATTGAAAAGCATGTAGGCCAAGGCGCCTATGCTTCCAAGTATGTCTGCTATCTCAAGCTTCGCGGCTATGAGATTGAGACCGTCAAGACTGGTCGTACCGTGACCGAGTACAAGTTTATCTCCGACGGTGATTCCGCTACCCGTGACTACCAGTGGGTGCCGCCAGCCAAGCGCGGTCAGAATAAGACTGCGACCTCTAATATGAAGAGTGCGCGAGTGAAGCGTGATGCCAAAGCTGTTTTTGAAAAGGCTGCAAAGCCGAAAGCTTCTAAGCCGGTCAAGGTCCGCCAGTCCAAGCAGACGCCGAGCGCGCCTGTCAAGAAGGCTGCTCGGAACGTTCTCAAGGAACGTGCTGATGCTGAGGCCGACCGCCTACTGGCTGAAATCGGCATGAAGAATGCCGGCGAGTACGCTGGTGGTACCTACTCGATTGATCCCGACTGGGATTCCATGGACGGTATCGACGTGGCCAACTTCCTGAAGTGATGCATAAATATACCTATAACAATCGGAGAAAAGAGATGCTAAGACGCTGCCTTTTAGCAGGGTTAACAACCCTGCCTTTTTTTGCTATTCCAGCCACTGCTGCTACTCAACGCAATAACGCAACATGGAAGGTGCCTGCGGGCATCAAGAAGATCCGTGTTCGTTCATGGAATCCAGACGGTAGTATCGATTTGGATCGTACACTGAATGTTTCACCCAATCAAGTTTTTCGTATTGACGCAATTGAGGATTAAAATATGCAATGGGTATTAATTGTTTTTGTACATGTTGGTATGTGGGGTAATACAGACTCGGTATCATTGTCCAATGTACCGATGGCTTCTCAGGAAGCTTGTGAAGCTGCTGGATCTCAACTTGGTGCTCTTGTTAGTGGTACCAAAAAGGAAATAGCCTACGTTTGTGTGAAGAATCAATGAACATTTTCGCAATCGATAAAGATCCAATCCAGTCTGCGATGTGGATGGTGGACAAGCATGTGGTCAAGATGATCCTCGAGACCGCACAGCTTTTGTCCACCGCTCATCGCGTTCTAGATGGTAAAGAATTCATAGAACTTAAAAACAACCGTAAGGTTAAACGCTGGCGCTTGCCTGATGAGCGTGAAGTATATTTGTATTCGGCCACACACGCAAATCATCCGTCTGCTATCTGGTGTCGCGCATCTAACAACAACTACAATTGGCTTTATTGTCACTTCGTAGGATTGCTGTCGGAGTATACACATCGGTATGGCAAGGTACATAAGTGCCAAAGCATGACTGAATGGCTAATGCGACCGCCGCACGGCATTCCTGTTGGTTATTTGACACAGGTAACGCCAGCAATGCCTGATGAATACAAGGTACCATTTGATACTGTGGCATCGTATCGCAACTATTATCGCGGGGCAAAGGCAAGGATGCATAAGTGGACAAAGCGTGAAGCACCGGAGTGGATCAATGCCTAACTGGAAAGATGATTGTAAGATTGAAGTAATCAATCCTAATCCTGGAGGTCAGCAAGTTGGATTGACCACCAGTATCATCCGTATTGTTCATGAGCCAACTGGCATTATGGCTCAGTGCGGTGAAGCCCGATCACAATTCAAGAATAGAGATATCGCAATGTCTATGATCCAATGGGCGTTGATCAACTTAGACTTTTCATCGGAATATACCAAATGACTGACTATGAAACAATACGCAAGGACATCTATGAGAGTTTCCATGACACATTTCATAAACTCTATATATCGGAGTTGAAGGATCAAATCGCTGATAAGGATGAGGTCATCACATCAAATGATCATGTGATTGCTGAACAACAGGCCGAAATCGAACGGCTGCGGGCTGACTTGGCCCACGCTGACGCCAAGGGGCAAGAGAACGACAAGCTGTTGTGGGGAACCATCAAGGCCAACGAGAGGCTGCGGGCGGCGCTGCGGGATGTGCTGAGTTATGTGCCACACGGCAACATGCCAGTGACGATCTACGATAACGCCCGTGCCGTGCTGGAAGGCAAATAATATTAGAAGCATCAATGGAAAAACATCCATGAGCAATGAAGGTTTATAAATAACATTATGATTTACAGTTTCGAAGACACAGAAACCGGAGAAGAGTTTGAGTTGGATATGTCCTATGAACAACTCAAAGAATTTTTAGTAGATTTTCCAAATCTCAATCAAACATTTCGCATGAATATAGGTGATCCTATCGGTCTTGGTGTCACAAAACCGCCTTCAGATTTTTCCAAGTATGTGTTGGGACGTATTAAAGACAACCATCCACTTGGTAAAGCAATTGAAAGGCGACATACTATTCCAAAGGAAGTATGAAAAGAAAACGCAGATTTTACACTACTGAAGAGAGCGGTCATGCAAGTGATTCGCTCTCTTTTGTTTTTAAAGGAGACAACATGTCTAGAAAACCTAAGAACAAGAGACCACAACCAGAAGCACAACAGAAGCAGGCTGCTCATTTTGAGTTAAGACATATCAAGCCTCTCACAGCAAATCAGGAGAAAGCATTCAGTTCGTATCGACAAGGCTATCATCTAATGCTACACGGTTTTGCTGGAACAGGTAAAACATTCTGTGCGCTGTATCTTGCTCTAAATGAAATCTTGACAGGAGACTCAATATATAATAAAATAATCATTGTTCGCTCGGTTGTACCTTCCAGAGATATGGGATTTCTTCCTGGCTCTATGAAAGAAAAAGCCGCTGTCTATGAAGAACCATATCGTGAGATTTGCGATAGTTTGTTCGGAAGAGGCGATGGTTACGATATACTCAAGATGAAGGGAATCGTCCAGTTTACCACCACATCATTCTTGCGCGGTATCACATTCAACAAAGCGATTGTAATTTTGGATGAAAGTCAAAACTTGACTTTCCAAGAAGCAGACACAGTAATGACACGCATGGGTGATGAATCCCGAATTGTTGTTTGCGGTGACTTTAGACAGACAGACTTATTGAAGAGACACGAACAAGAAGGCATCACACAGTTGATGGCTATCACGAAGCGTATCAATACATTTGAACATGTAGAATTCATGAAGGAAGATATTGTTCGCTCTGGTTTGGTGAAGTCATATATAATACAGAAAGACGCAATGGGTTTATGAAGAAATTTAATTTTGTCGAAGGAATGCCCGAGCTTAAACAGCTTGAGGTGGATGAAAGCACCGGAGAGAGGTTTTATATCTCTCCCAACGGTGTTAAGCTTCCATCTGTCACAACTGTTCTCGGACATTTCAAAAAGAAGGCTATGATTGAGTGGCGCAATCGCGTTGGTCATGAGGAAGCTGATAGAGTTTCTACACGCGCGTCCCTGCGCGGAACTAAGTTCCACAATATGATGGAAAGTTACATTCGTGGTGAAGATGGATTCTTGGACGGTGTAATGCCTGACATGAGACAATCTTTCAACGATATGAAAGAAACACTTGACTTGATCGACAATATACGCTATATTGAGAGTCCTCTATACAGTGAGAAGCTTGGTGTTGCTGGAAGAACAGATGTTATTGCCGAGTTTGGAAAGACACTCTCAATTATCGACTTCAAAACTTCCAGAAAAGAAAAGAAGGAAGAGTGGATAGAAAATTACTTTGAGCAATGTACTGCGTATGCTCTAATGTATGAAGAACTTGTGGGCGAACCCATAGATCAAATAGTTATTCTTGTATCTGTTGATTTCATGGAACACCCACAAGTCTTCATACGTGATAAAAACCAGTATATCGAAAGTCTACTGGAAAAGATTCATCTCTATAAAAAGGAAAAACTATAATGTACCTTGAAACTTGGATGATCGCTCTTCTGGTACTCTCTTTTGGTGTATGTGCTTATTATAGCAGACGCACAGGATTTATTCTTGGTGCTACTGTAACGATTCAGACATTAGAACGTGAGAGATTTATTAAGCTTCTAGATGATGGTACTGTAAAGCGTTGGACACCTTATGATGATGTTCCGGCAAAGAAGACAACGCGAAAGAGAAAGTAAACTATATATTAAGAATTATCGATGAAGGAAGCTGAAAGACTACTTGGACCGGGGGGCAGTACCCCGCGCCTCCACCAAAGACACTCCGCCACTTAATACATAAATGCGGAGTCTCACCGGTACACCTTCCGCGGGTCAGTCAACGGTTCGAAACGTTGCCGTGGAGTGTCTTTGATGGGGGCGAAACAGGATCGACAAGAGTGAAATAGGTAACTGGAGATAATAGTAGGCGACTACTTCAAGCGCAAAACAATAGTTGCAAACGATAACTTTGCACCTCGTATGGCTCTCGCAGCCTAACATGAGCCCGGAGGGAGCTTGGAAACAGAATCCCTCCACTACACACTCATACACAAGGAGTATATTATGAGTAAAACACCTTACGAACTTCGCTACGATCTTTTGGCAATGGCTCAAAATATTATCACTGAAAATTTAATGAATGAACGCATTCGTTTGGAAAACGATTGGAACATGGAATGCGATAAGCTTCGCAGATTTGAAACTCCAAATTTTCCTAAGTTTCCTAATGTTCCTAACATCGATGTAAACAGCGTGATTGAAATGGCGAAGACGCTAAACAATTTTGTATCAAACACTGGAGAAAATAAGAATGATTAAGACTACTATTATTGCGGCACTTATGGCCGTTGGACTAATGGCTGTTCCTGCTCAGGCAAACGGCGTAAAGCTTGGCACTCTTACCTGCCAGATCGAAGGCGGCCCAGGCTTGCTCATCGGTTCTGTTCGTAAGGGCGAGTGTACATATCGTGACAATCAGGGTCACACCAAGAGCTATGATGCAACCTTCTCTCGCCTCGGCGTTGATATCGGTGTATCTGGTAACAAAACCATTGTTTGGTCAGTCTTTGGCGCTGATGGCGTTTCGAATGGCGGACTCAAGGGTACCTACACAGGCATCACTGCCGAAGCATCGCTCGTAATTGGTGTTGGTGCTAATGCTCTAATCGGTGGTTTTAAGTCTGGTATTGTTCTCAATCCGGTTTCAATCAGCGGTCACACAGGCATTAATGTAGCTGCTGGTGCAGCCACTCTTCGTCTGGAATAACAAAAACGGGAGGAGAGAAATCTCCTCCCTTTAATCTTCTAAAGGATTAAATTTATGATGGACAGAAATTACTATATTGGTCTTTGCATAATCTTATTGGCGCCCATCATATTGTCAGTAGTTGCATTCAACCTGGATACTACTCCAAGAAATACAACTGAACTTGTCGATAATGTAAGACCAGGTATTGTTCTGATCTCAAAACAAATTGATACCACAACGGGTGGTACAGGAACAGGTTTCTTTATCAAAGATAATCTAATCGTTACAAATCATCATGTAGTTGAGGGCAACGAAAAGTTATTTGTGTACTCAAGCAATTCTTATCACTCATATGAGGCTGAAATTGTTAATCTTGATCCAATCGCAGATATCGCAACTATAAGATTGAAAGATTGGGAACTATTCAAGAAGAATGAAATGCCCGCAAATCTCACACTAGGCAATAGTGATAAGATGAGGCAGGGCGATAAGGTAATTGTAATTGGTCATCCATGGGGTTTATCATGGACTGTTTCAGAAGGCATTCTATCTGCCAAGAATCGTCGCCCACATGTAAATCCTAAATTCATGGATCAAGTTGACGCCAACATATTTCAAGGAAATTCTGGCGGCCCTATCTTTAACGAAGACGGACAAGTTATTTGTGTTAGCGCATCGATGTTGGTGAGAGAAGGCGGATCATATGGTTTCTGCATTCCTTCTGATCTTGTTAGTAAGGTTCTACATGACTTCGATACTGTAAAAGAAGTTAGATGGCGCGTAATAAATGTAACTGTGGGGTTGACAGAAGACGGCTCAAGTGTTATATTAAAGAATGTCGAACCTGGCGGTGCTGCTGGAATGGCAGGTCTGAAAGAGAATGATAAGGTGTTGGAAATCTACACACCAAACAATCATCCTAAAGGCGTGAAAGTCCGTAGCGCGGACGAAATCATAACTGAGATGGCAGTCATGAACGGCAACGATGAAACTATTAAACTATTAATTGATAGAAACGGAGAAAAGATTATGTTTAGTGTGAAATCAAATTATAAGCTCTCTAAGGAATACACTCCAGATAAGGTAGAGTAAATGCCTACCAAGGATGAAATGACAACATTCTCTTTGTCTATTGAGACTATCGTAGCCAAAAAGAATATTCCTTACATGGACGCAATCATCGCATATTGCGAAGAAACTGGACTAGAAGTAGAACTAGCCGCAAAGCTTGTATCGGGAGCCTTGAAGTCTAAAATACAGCTTGAAGCAGAAGACTTACACTTTTTACCAAAGTCGAATACCACAAAATTACCACTGTAATATGATATACAATCTTAGTCCCATATTCAAGTTCTTATCTGATGAAGAACCTAACGCGCTTGTTTGGCGCGAAAGGATATCTTCGTTCTTTGATAACACTGATTATGACAGTGAGTTACAGGACTCGTATTATGATACTCTATTAAGTTTTCCAGGAGAACTCGATTATCTTTTGAATCGAGGTGTATTCACAGATGAATATACTGGACTGTTCTCTTTTCCAGCACCACTTGTGAATGAGAAGCACTCATTTAATATAGCTCATTTCATTAGCAAGAACTATCATCATTTCTATAACAAGAAACTGTTGACAGTATGTGCTGACTTTGGTATACTAAACATACAGGCTAAGTTGTGTGGTATTAATCTTGTTAGTTCCGTCCAGAAAAATTATCTTAACATCGGAACTGTGTTAGCATGTATCGGTAACAATTGCATTCCTTATCCAATCAACAAATTTAATTTTGAGGAAGAAGATGCAATCATAATGTCCTGTGTCTTTGAGAATGACGAATTGTCTTACAAGAATTGGGAATTTATGTTGGACAAGAGACTGAGTGGCAAAGATGTATTTTTTACAACGAACACATTTGTATACTTGAAAAACTACATAAACTATGATAAGATAGAACTCATTAATACGCCTAGCAAGGAATACTATCCTGAGGACTATGCTGAACTATCATATGGATACAAAAACAAGATATATAGGTTGAAATGAAACTCAATGGATACGAAACGTTCTGTCTCTATCTCGCATTGAAACAACATTTTAATCTTGACTCTTACGATTATTTCAAGTATAATGGTAAGGTGAGAAACGTTGGTAAGGAAACTTACCTGTGCAGAAGAGATAGATTTCAGTTTGAGAAGTTGGCCCGAAACTGCGATAACATGCAGGATCATTTGGTGGCTAACTTACTAAAAGATAAGACATGGGTTGGTGACCTCCTTGATGATGAAGCTTTTGATAACACAAAAGAATATATGAAAACCAACCAATCCATGTCTTACGTATTTCGGAACGAACTGGCGACGATAGGAGATATCAAACCCGCCTTACGGTTTGATGGTCAGTATCCTAACATCATTACTATGTTGATGTGTGGTTCAGTATCTTATCAGACCTTTGTGATACTCAACTATTTTATCCAGTTCGTTCCGAAGTTTGATGCTAAACTACCAGATGATTTCATTTGGTCTAAGCTTAGTTTCAAAGCCAAGAAGTTTGCACCGTTTATCATTCCTCAGATAGACAAAAAAAAGTTTGCAGACATATTGAAATCTCATGTTGAGGATACTATATATACTTGACACAGGGAGATTCTTGTGTTATTATAATAAACATACAACGCCATACAACGCAATATAAGGAAATACAAAATGTCAAATTTCGCATCCCTCAAAAAGTCTTCGGCTGATATCGGTCGTCTTACCAAGGAAATCGAGAAGATCAATGCACCTGCCGAAGGTGGCAGCAATGATACTCGTTTCTGGTCGCCTGAAGTAGATAAGGCTGGCAATGGCTATGCAGTCATTCGCTTTCTTCCTGCTTCCGCAGTCGATGGTGATGATGCACTTCCTTGGGTTCGCATCTTCAATCATGGCTTCAAGGGTCCGTCGGGCAAGTGGTACATCGAAAACTCGTTGACCACCATCGGTCAGAAGGATCCTGTGTCTGAGCATAACTCTCAGCTTTGGAACTCTACTTCGGATGATAACTCACCGCAGCGTAAGCAGGCGCGCGAACAGAAGCGCCGTCTCACTTACATCGCCAATATCATGGTGATTACTGATCCGAAGAACCCTGAGAACGAAGGGCAGATCAAGCTCTTTAAGTTCGGTAAGAAGATTTTCGACAAGATCACTCTTGCGATGAATCCTCAGTATCAGGACGAGAAGCCAATGAATCCGTTCGATCTGTGGAACGGCGCCAACTTCAAGATCAAGATCCGTCAGGTCGAAGGTTATCGTAACTATGACCTGTCAAGCTTTGACAATTCGTCTGCATTGTCTTCGGATGATGCTGAACTTGAGAAGATTTGGAAGTCTCAGTACTCTCTCAAGGAGTTTACTGACCCGAAGAACTTCAAGTCTTATGATGAATTGAAGGCAAAGCTGAATGCTGTCCTGGGTCTTGATATTGCTTCAGTGCGGGCTAACGCGAAACCTGTTGCAATCGAAGATGATGGTGAGGTCCCTTTTAAGACCGCAGCCCAACGTAAGTCGGTAGATATTGCTGAGGACGAAGATGAAGACCTGAATTACTTCAAGGGTCTTGCTGACGAATAATGAATTAGGGGAGCTTTCGGGCTCCCCTTTTTTATGACTGTGATCCTGGCGCTGATCTATTGAAGTGATGACCCTCACCAAAGAACTTGCTTCTGGCCATAGCGCGATTGAATGACGGACTGACCGGTCTTTCAGCAGAAGCTACTGATTCCCTCCATCTATAAGGAGTTTCTGTCTGATTTTTTTCAGGCTCTTTTGCTTTCTGCGTTATCTGATTGGTCGTATCAGGTGTCTTCTGGTTTTGAAGATTGTCTTCAATGTTAGACATTCTATCTTCCATTTCAGTAGAAGAATCATATTTGTTTGTTAATTCTTCTGCTTTTAGCTTTGTTTCTGGCGTAACTTGAATTGCACTGCCCGTCTTCTCAATCTTTTCATCATTGCCAATTTGTGCAATAGGATTGCCTGTCTCAGTATCAACCAGAGTCATATCTTCATTTGGTTCGTAGATATTGCCGCCCAAAGCATACTTACGAACTTCCTCGGGTGGAGGTGGAGGCGGCGCGGCTGTAGTTTCTTTCGTTTCAACAGATGCAACAGACACTTCTTCTGCTGACGCAAAAGGCCCATCACTTGTAGCATTACCCATATCAGCCTGATGTTTATTTGTTCCAGGTGGAATTACTGAAGGCTTATTCAGTTTTGATATTGCTGGTTGTTCATCAACGACTGATTCTGGCGCCTCTGGTGTTTGAAACAACTCTCTTCTACCATCATACACAATTGGTTCTGGTGCCGCGGCTATCACTTCCGGTGTTTCTGGTACTTCCGCCGCTTCTGGTGTTTGGAATAATTCTCTTCTACCATCATACACAATTGGTTCTGGTGCTTCTGTTTGTTGTTGTGTTGCAGGTATAGGTGCCTCAGCAGCTGGTGCAGCTTCGGCAGTTTGCATAGATTCTGCCGCAGACGCCGCATATTTGCTGTAACTTGTAGGATGTATTTCATCTTCACCCGCGACGAAGCCACCCATGAATGGATAACCATATTCACCAGCAAGAGATTGCAACTGCTGATTACCAGGTGCTAGGTCTTCTCGACTATTAGACATGCCGGCAACTTGTACGTTTGCTCCAGCATCCTTTAAAAATTGCATTTGCTTTTTAACGGATTCTATATCTCGCGTATTGTTTGATAAGCCGGTTGACAGAACCACTTTTTTGCCTTTGAAATGTTCTGGACCAAGATTTTCCATATCAGCTAGAACTTCATGTGGTTTTCTGCCAACTATTGTATGACCTTCACCGCCAGCAGCATCCTTTAGCCCTTGTGCAATACTATCTCCGACGAATACTGTATTTTCAGGAGATGTTTCGATCTGTGTTTGTTCTGTTGCTGCTGTATCAACTGAAGGAAGTTCTTTTAGACCATAAGAAGCTTCTGCTGCCTTCATCAGGTCTTCTCCTGTGCCAAATCTTTCAGCCACGCCAGTCATCAGTCTTTGACCCGCATCTGAATTAGGATCAATACCTAATTGCTGTAACGCGCTTTCACTCAATCCTTCTGCGACACTGCCTCTACCAAGAGGACTTGCATGTGCAGAAATTCCAGTTTGAGGATCAACGGTGCCGCCTTTGTCACTATGCATAGCATCCCATTCTACATCTGAGAACAACATGCCATTTCTTATGCCCCAAGATCCATAATCACCTTCGTTTTGGTTTGCTTTGTATATACGAGCCAATTCTTGGTTTTCTATAAACTCGTCATAAAGTGCATAACCTTCAGGATCAACACCGCCATGATTTGGTTTATTAGCATAGTTGCCATATGCACCACTTTTATTTGTTAACTTTTGTCCTGTTTCCGGATCTACATCATAAATTGCCCAGTCAGCAGCATTGCCTTTCAAATGTTGACCAGCATCTCTAGTACCACCTAAAGCACTGCCGGGAACGTCATAGCCAGCGCCTGGTCCATACATCTCCACTCTCTTCGTTGGATTTTCAGCTTCGAATTTTTTGGCGGCCATCATAGCTGTAGTCAAATATTCTCTATCGATAGCTTTTCCATTATGTTCTAGTATGGCATTGTTTGGATTTCTGGCTGCCCAAAATTCATATGGATCTTCCAACGGACCAATGTTAACATTAGTTTTGCCAGTCTTATCAGGAATAGCTTCTGAAGATGTAGGTGATGGTTGATTGAACAAGCTTTCAGTAAGTGCTTCCTTTTCTCTCTCTTTCTTCTTCTCTGCATATTTTGCAATTTCTTCTGGAGTATATACTTTATTTGGATCTGTGATTATAGGATCTGTATCTATAAACTCTTCGATAGATGAAGCTTGTTTTTCTGCATTGGCTTCTCTGAATGCATTATCTGATTCTTTTCTCTCTATATCAGAGCCATATTTCTGATATGCTCTATAATCAGTTCTTCCCCCTACAAATTTTCTTGCTTCTTGATATGTTTCATCTTGATCGACAACAGATTTATAAATCTGATTGGCAGCTTCGACAGCCTTCTCATCTCTTCCGTATAATTTTGCAAGAGAAGTCATAGGATCTTCCGAAGATAACGCAGCCTTAATCTGATCGACCGTAACTCTTCCACCAGCAACATTTAATGCATGAGGATCAGCAGATTTTCCATATATAGATGCTGATATAGGAGAATATTGTTCTCTGGCTGTTAGCTGATGAAACATGTCGCCATAGCCACCATGATTTTGTGCTGCTCTATTCATCATTGAAAGCATTGTATCGACTCTGCCCTGATGAGATGGTCCACCTTCCATTGTAGCAGAAACGAAAGCAGCAAACTTCAACTGATTTTCTTGCGAAAGACCTGAAATTTTTTCAGACTTATATCTTTCGTTTATTGGCTTATCAGAATATTTTTTTCCCTGACTTGCCTCATCTTTTCTCATTTCTTCTTGAAGCTGTTCCTCAGACTGTGGTATTTTTTGTATAAGAGTTCTGCCATTTTCATCTTCAATTCTCTGAAAACCTGATTTTAAAAGTTCTTCATTCGTCATATTTTTTACAAAAGCTATTCTTTCATCACCTTCTAGAATAGGACTTTCGGTTATTAACTCATACGTGTTATCTACATTTATGCCTTTTTCCAACAATTTTTCTTTCATTTCTTGAATTGTTGGTGCCGGCACGCCAATTGGTCTTTTACCATCAGGTTTATCTTCACCATCATAATATGGAGTAGCTGAACCATCATCACCACCACCAGTCTGATTAAAATTACCGCCATTACGCGCTAGAATATTAGATGTGATGAAATTAGAAACGTCAGGTAATTGTCTCTTGTAATAATCAGGAAATGCATTAGCAATTTGAATAGGAGTTAATGCATTCAGAATAGACTGTAAAAAGTCCGGACTGATGGATGCAGCCTTCATTCGATCTCCTACTGGGACCTTCATGAGGCTTCTAAAGTCTACTGTTAAGCTTTCGCTTGTGATCGGATTTGTTGCCATTATCGTTTCTTATACTTTGCTGCGGCCTGATGGTCGCGCCTTTCTTGCTCTTGTTTCTTTAAAAATTCTGATAACAAATCAATATACACATATCTTTCCCACGGTATCATACCTTCTAGTTCAGCCAATGAATATTTGTGATGTTGAACTAATGCAAAGTTGACCTTGTAATAGTTCATAATATTATCATAACTGAACATTACCGAAAAAAATTGATAAAGTCTTTGTACCTCACTCTATGATCTTTACCACACTTCAAGCATTTTCCATTACCTACGGCATAGAAAGATGGGAAATTACCAATGAATTTTTCTAGCGACTCAAACTGTTGCTGTGTTAGGTTCTCTATAAAATCCTGCAATTCAGCTGGTGTGAAGTCTTTGTTTGTATAGTACTGTCCCTTCGTAAAAATCTTGTCCACACACGCCATTATAATTTGGATCTTGGTATCAAGTTGATTGGCTTTTTCGTCAATTTGCTTCATGATAGAATATGATGGGTATTTCATCTTGAATATTAGATCGTCGTGAAATTTAATGTCTAGCTGTGATTTATCGTTATTTTCAACCTCGACATTTGAAATATCAATTGGAATAACAAATTTACCACCGCACTTCTTATCGTCCACCACGTTTTGGCATAAAAAGTTAACATCTATGCTTTCACCAATAGACTTGGCTCTGAGTGCAATAAACAGATAATCAATATCAAAGAACGGTAGAGTTTCGATGTTAAGCTCAGGACTAATAATACAGTTATTAATTACCTGCTTTGTTGCTCTAATTATTTCCTGAGCATCATCGCTCTTTACCGCCATTAGCAATAGCTTCTCTTCTTTTACCAGAAAAGGTCGAATGGTTATTGTCTGACCATTCGACGGTAGTTTTACATCATAAGTCGGCACATCAATCTTGGGTAACATAATTTAATTATCCTTTATTCTCTGTTTTGAGTTGTAGCTCTATAAACACTTGGTCGACCGGTAACCAGGTTTGGATTGTTAGTAACTGGCAGGTCATATCCTTCTCTACGCCACTTGTGGTATGTGAATGTAACAGCCAGTCTTTGATATTGATCGTCGGCCCATGTCATTGGTTGTGGATTTACAAGCGTTGGATATGCATTGAATAGTGTGATCATATATGTTTGCTTTGGAAATGTTGCCGTTGTCGTGGCTGGTCCAACACCGGTAGCTGTGCCATATTCAGCCAATTGAATAATGTCAACTTTGG